TTCCAAGAGCTAGGTTTTGTCTCATCAAACCACCTTTTTTAGCATTTGGTTTCATGAAACTCATAATCATTTCTCTTTCTCTATCAGTTAATTCACTTAAAGGTTTATTAAACATATCGATAGCCATTTGATTTAAAATAGTCATAGGATCACCACCGCCACCACCACCTTCATCTTTTTTCACGAAAATTTCTTTAATTTGCTCTAGTATTCCCGATTTTTTTGGATCGTAGTCATACATAAATCTTTCTTTTTGCATCGTGTTTAAATTATCTAGATCTTTTGAGTCCATAAAATAATAATCTTTATTTAATAAATCTTTAAGTCTTAAATAAGCAGCTACGTCTCTATGTTGTGGTATATTAGCAATAGTTGTGTCAGTGCCTTCTGCAAATCCAACCCTACCGCCTTGAGCCAAAGTAGGTGTAACTTTGAAATCGTCTGATGATAATGTAGACCAAAATTCTGCTGCTTCTGCTTTTAATGCATCTATATCGCTTTCACTAGCACCAGTCTCCACTGCTTCTTGTTCTATTTCTTTAGTAGCTGCAGCTAATGATAATCCAGATGCTGCTAAAGCTGCTAGTCTTGATTTAGACAAAACTGGTTTACCTGCTGCATCTAAAGTTGGTGATAGTAATTTACCTTCTAAAAATTTTTTGGGACCAAATTCTCCACCAATACCAAGTATACCTTGTGTTGCGTCTGTTCCAGGAAGCATTCTTAATTCTCCTCCTGCCATGCTTGCGTATGGACCAGTCGCTTTTGCCCCATATAAAAATTCATCAAAAGCTTGTCCTCCTGGTAATCCCCTAGTAAATCCTCTAACTTGAGGAGACGGTGCTAATGATAGTATAGTTTGCAAAGGATTAATTCTACCTCTTGATTTATATTGACCTGCTGTTGTTAAAGCTAATGCAGCCATAGGATTAGACGCTGCAACAAAAGGTGCTGCAGCTTGCATAATACCCGCTACTTCTTTAGGCACCAATTTTTGGACTGCTTTTTTAGGTGCTCCGAGTATTTTTTTTCCTATACTTTTAAGTTTTTTTAACGGCATAATATTGTTCTATTTTGTTTTTCCTAGTAAATCAAGCGATGGCATAATTACTTTGACATCTCTTCTAATCTCTGCTTCTGGCACTCCTTTAGCCTTCCACTCCTCTTCTGTTTTATATTCTTCACCTGTTTTAAGGTTAGATATGATTGTTATAATCTTTTCTGGTTTTAATATTTGCATTACGTTACTACCTCTCGCGGCTGTATTTCTAATATTGAAGCTATGACGTGCAGCTCGTTCGCGTCAGAAGCCTGTACTTTTAGTATCTCACTCTCTTCCATAACAAGAGGTTGGGTTAAAAGTTCGCTTGTAGTATTTGAAGTTATAGATTTAGTCTTGAATAAACTAAATATGTTAGATGAAGAATCTACTAGTGTTACTGTAATACTGGCTCCAGATCCTGCATCTTCAGATACTAGAATTGATTTTACAACAGCAGTCTTAAATGATGGCACTGTATACAGAGTTGTAAGATCTGTAGTTGTTAGGTCTACTTTTTTATTTATAAAACTATTTGCCATTAATTTAAAAAGAAGTTTTCAGCTTCTACTTCATCCTTCAAGTCTTGTTGATACGTAGTATTTAATTTTTGTATTACACCATCAAGATCTCTAACTTGTGAGTCAGCTACAGCTTGACTGTATTCTTTACTTGGTCTTGTTAATATTTGTACTATCTTTGCCATTATGAATAATCACTAAATGTTGTTGGATCGTTTACTGATGAACCAAATGTCCCTTGAGTTGTTTCACCAGCTCCACCACTCATAGATTCTGAATCTCTTATTTGTCTTGCAGCATTTAATCTATCAAACTCTGCTTGTGCTTCTGCAGCTTTTTTAGCCTCTCTTTCAGCTTTTCTTTCTCTTATGAAACTTAAAGGATTTATATTTTTACCTTGAAGGCTACTATAAATGTCTGGTGCTTTTGATCCAATAAATGCTCCGAGTAGTGCAGTCATAGGATTAAATCCAAATAATAAAGATCCAAGTCCAGCTCTGGTAAGAGTAGATCTAGTATCTTGGCCTGCTAAAGTATTCATAATACCTTCTCCAGCTTGACCAGCAAAATCTTTAAGATAATCTCTTATTCCTATTCTATTTAACACTCTGCTCTGGTCCGCATCCATGTCATCAAGATTTGTTAACGTATTAACCATAGGCATATCAGTTGGTGCTTTGCCAAGTAAATCTTCGTCTGTTACATATGCTTCATTTAAATAAAGGTTTTCCATTATCTTCTACCGTCCGATTGTACATCTAGTCTAAACGTGCCGAGCTTCCAGTCTTGACTAGTGCTTGTGTTTTCTATCTTCAAAGCTATTGCTCTAGCTCTTGCTCGTGTATCTACTTTAGTCGTTGATGAGCTAACTGTAAAGGGTCCAAGTGAGGAACTTGCAGCTGTACTGTTAGAATAATTACGTAAATTCAATGTAACCTGCGTATTTCCTGTTTGAGATATAAAGTCTGGCACAAATCTTCTTATTTTCATTAAGAACTCACCATCTCCTCTAAATGTAACTCCTTGGTTTCTGTCCTGTGTAATATCATAGTCACCTGATGTTATGCTCCCTGTTATGGCAGTTACAGTACCACCTTTAACTTGATCAGTTCCTGTCTCGTGTTGATAGTACGTTGATACACCATCTGTGTTTCCTTGAATGTATGTAGATGAAGTAGCGGCTTCAACACCATCTGCATCATATGATAAAGCATGAGGATTACCAAATACGGCTGAATCTGCCCAAGCAGTTCTAGCTAATGTTCCTACAGTCCATACAGGTCTTTGTGGTGTGGAGTCAAAATAATTGTAACAAACCATTCTATTATTAACAGAGGAATTAGATGTTGGATAGAACCACATAATCTCACCAAACAAGTTATTAAGTCCTGCTGTAATCATTTGATTACCAGAATCTAAATTAATGTCATCATAGACATGATCTTCAACTAAACACGGTAAAGATTGTAGAGCTCCAGAATATTTAAAGAAACCATTTTCAGATAACCAGTATGCTGCGCCATCCACCTCAACAACTGCATTCTTACCAGCTAGTCCACAGTTAGTACCTGCTTGCACGAAAGCAAATGTAAATGGTTGACCAACAAATCTTTGTAAGAATAAAGCTGTATCAGTGTAAACATAAATTGCATCTCTACCTCTAATAGCTCCCATGATCCGTGATCCGTCGGCCAGTCTCTGTGTACCAGCGTCATTGGTTGCTGTAGGTGTATACGTGTTAATATCCTCAACCGCAGAGAATCTAATAAACATATCATCTTGAGTGGATTTTGTTCCAATCGTGGTTTCTGTACCAAAGAACACTAAGTGTCTATCCGGTGTAGATACTAACATATGTCTTGATGCAGTTGGTGCATTAGATATTATTGTGGCCCTTGTAGATGTTGCATCGGTCGCTGCAGAGTTCCATTCAAACACTTCGCCATCAACAATTAAACAAATAGCTTTGTCACCAAAGTTATCAATAGACCACATACCAGGATCTACAATTAAGTCACCTGATGCTGCTTCACCCCATGCTACAAAGTTTGATGAGCTTGTAACAGTTGCACCTGCAGAGTGAGATGCTGCTGTTGTATTTCTTACACCTCTTGTAACACCAGATAAAACATTTGATGATATACCAGTGTATGAAATTTCTTCTGTTCCTATTTGTATAAAGTTTGTACCAGAGGATGGAAACTGTGATGCATCATTTAAAGTTATACTTGTTGCAGAGTCTGTAATACCTGAAGCTAGAGTCGTAGTAAATGCTCCTACTTCTTGTCCAC